CGCACTTCTCATTTCGTCTGCCAAGGGGCCGGACATAGTAGACAGCAAATCATTAGCAACGGCGAAAGATTCAATTAGTTCTTGAGTGCTACCCGCCGTGGCAATGTTGCGAAGTGCTTGCTGAACATCGTCTGCGGCAATGGCGAGAACTAAGTTTTCCCGAACGAGATTCCTTGCATTTTCAAGAAGTCTCTGCTGAACAGCACCTAGACTTCCGCCCTGCGCCTCTAGGGCCACAATGGTATCAATAGCAACACTAAGTTGGTCAACTTGAGAGAGGCTATTTACCAAGTCATTAATTGGCTGCCGCAGGCTTCTAAACTCTAGTTCTCGGATGGACTCAACTAGTCTCCCAACCACAGTTGCCGAGTCCTCAAAAGCACGATTAAGATTTGCCTCAAAATCCGCTGCTGTTGTTCTCTGTATTGTGTTTAGGTCCGAGATAGATTGAGAAAGTGTGTTGATCTCCTCTGTAGTATCAACGGCTTCTCCCCTAGTCCGCATAAAAGCTGCACCGATAGCAGTGAGAAGTGGGATAGCAATGCCGAGAACAGAGCCGAGGAGAATCCACTTGCCCCCGAGAAGCGTAAGTGTGCCCGCAACCTGAGTTGCCTGTTGACCGAAAGCAACGAAGGCATTCGTGCCCGACTGGACCTGAACGATAAAGTCACCAATCTGGTAACCAGCCTGTTGCGTGATAACACCAGACCGATTGATGCCCCTTGCCGCGCCTTGAGTGGCAGCAGTAAAATTCCTCTGGGCTACAGCCGCCTGTTGAATGTCTCGTGCAGCTTGCAGTTGCTGCTGGGCATACCTACGAACCTCAGAGGTAGCCTTTTGGCTGGACATACCCAGTTGCTCGTAAGACCTCTTGATCTGAAGCAAGCCACGGTTATATGCCGCAGAGGACACCTGACCACGGGCATACCTTTGAGCAAGTTGATTGATCTGTCGTTCATACCTTTGGGTAGCCGTCAAGGCTTTCTGAACGTCAGAAACATCCACGGAGAGTTTAAGATCAGCCATTAGCAGCCCTCAAGTATACGGTATCTAGTTTCTTGATTACGTCTACATCAGCAGGAGTAACCGGGGTGGCAGTCAATTCAGACCAAGCCTTAATCTCAGAGAACGACAAACCTTGTGGACCACTGAAACCTGAAGCTCTACCTGAGCTTAAAGACAAGAAAGCAGACCAAAGATGAGACAACTGATAGGGGAACTCTGGTCCCTCTAGTTCTGCTGGTCTCTTCCCGGTCTGCTTCTCCACTGTCTCTAAATGCTCTCTTACGGTAACACCATTCTGATCGGGTTTACTTAGCTCAAGCTGGTGTTCAGCATAAGCTAGTAACTGTCCGATCAGTTCTTGGTAAAAACCTCAAATTTACTAATAGCCTCCTCGACCTGCGCCTTAAGCCAGAAGATTTGATCGTAGACTTCCTTAGCTTTAGCTTCAGTCAGTTTGGGCTTCTTACCATCATAGGTAATATTCCAAGACTTAGTGATAGCAGCCAAGAACTCTACACTGGCAGTGTCCAAAGTCTCAAAGTCCACTTCATCCATGCTCGACACTTTAATACGAGTAGATGCCTGCTTATAGATTGCAGCCTTATACTTCTTCGTATGTGGAGCGTAGACCTCAACTACCATCTGAGTGTCATCATCATTCAGAAAGGGTTCTTGGGTCGTAGGGTGAACAATCTTGACTTCGAGAGTTTCACTTGTCGGGGTAAGATCTTTAAGATCCATGTCGGGTATCCTCTTCGCTTCGCTCATTGAGCTTTGTCGGGTTTAATAGTGTGTCGGGATTATTAAAGGTTTATCGGGTTTGGTTTAATAACGGGAGGGACCAACACCCGACATATCAGCCCCTCCCCAGCCTACCGAAGTAGGATTCTAGTATTAGGCGTTACTGTCAGGACGATAGATAACGAGGTTGGAGTCTTCCCCGGTAGCTGCGTCATCGTACAGAGCAACAAACGACATTGTGACCAAGCGGCTCTGCGGATTCTCAACAGGAGTGTCAGCAGAGTTGATCTTGACCTTGGGGAAGAAGAACTTGTATTCATTACTGCCGGACGGGTCATTGATTGACACATCGAAAGCACTTTCGGTCTCATTCAGGAAGCGGTTGATGAGAGTTGCATCTTCCACATACGCTGTGATTGTGCCTTCAACCTCACAACGACCGAACTCCATCTGGGGCGTAGTTGCCTCACCGATAACGAAGGTCGGATTTAGGTTGTTGTTTATAGTGAACTCAATCGAAGTAACAGCAGTCAGGGCAGAAAGTGCACCATCGAAATTGCCGATACGGAAGTCACCACTGTAAGCATCGAAGGGCTGGTTGATAACAGCACTATCGACAGTCTTTTCAGTAGCCGAGATGGCCATGTCCTTACCCATCAAGGAGAAGGTGGATGTAACCATCTGGTTGGGCTGCATGGAGAACGAGGCCTGCGAGACAATCATACCCGAGAACAGGCGTGCTTGGTCAACATCGGACAAGTAGTCTTCAATCGACAGGGACTTGAGGGTCGTGCCAACCTTAAGCTGGTCAGGGGCAGCAGCAGGAGTTGCGTCCCAAGCATTAAACATCAAGCTCTCAAGCAAGCTGTCGTAGTTGCCGTTACGAAGATCAACAACAATATCACCAGAGGCATTACGGTTGCCGTGACGGTCAACACGAGGCATACGATCCGATTGGATATCGTTACCAGTCACTCGCTCTTTAGTCAGATTGAGCGAATGGGTGCTGAACGGGAGTTCAGTAAAGTTACCAGCGGGAGTAGTCCCAAAGGTCACTTCCGGGATAAAAGAAAGACGGGTGCGTGACCCTTGAGAAAATGCCATGTTAGGCCTCCTTAGTCATCAATCGTAAATATACCAAGCCACGGTAATTGGTGTTACATACCAAGGGCTATTGATATACGAGGATTCTTGTTGCGAATAATCTACGGAGACAATGATGCCATCCCAAGAGATATCCGTGGTCGAGTTAAATCGGGCTAGTAGTTCGTCAGTTAGGTCTTGGGAATTGCCGGGTCCAGAACCTTCAGGTTGGTAGCAAAGGATCGTCATAATTCCTTGATAGCGATGCTCAGGTGCAAGACCCATAACTGAAGGGCGACGAGAGGTAGGTTGGAATTGAACCTTGATAAAAGGTGTTCCTGTCGTCGGAGAATACTCTACGTTTTCCCATGCGATGGCTGGTAGATCGAAAGAACTATCAACCAAATGCTTTTCAAGCGCAGCCCTGATCTTTTTGTAGATTACGCTCATCTATTCCTAGCCTTTGCTTGTGCTGCTGCTTGGGCTGCTACTCGACTGTGTTCACGGGCTGTCTTACGATAGGGGGCATAGCCATGCTCGTATTCGACTTCATCCGAGTGATAAGTGTCGTTAGAGAACACTACTCTTGTCGAACCGTCAGATATTGCTGCTGCCTCGGAGAAAAGCTGTCCTAGACCCTCTTGTGCATACGGCCCGTAGGGCTGCTGCCGAGGTTTGCCCTCTGAGCTTCTAGATGCCCCTACAGCGGCTGTGCCGACGTGGTGTCCAGTGATATAGGTGCCAGTGTCAACAGGGGAGTTAAGAACCAGTTGTTCAGACATGCCTTGTAAGTAAAGTTCTTGAAAGCCCTCAAGCAAGTTCTCCAGCTTCTGGAACTTACCATCTAGGCCACGATTGACTTGAACATTAAGGGCCGTCATTCTCTCACCTGACAAATGTAGCAGACGGGATTGGCCCCAGACATAATACGTTCTACTGAGACGACAGAAACCGTATCCTGTTCTCCAGCAAATGTGTCACCCTTCTTAGGGGCTGGGATAGCGACACTAGAGGTATCTATCAGGGGAAGAACAAGCCTACGATCCCCTGTAACAATGCTAGAACCTGTTAGGTCACTGACACTGTAGTTGTAGAAGTAACCCTTGACCGTCTTAGTGGCATCAGTAGATGTTGTGTCACCAGTTGTTGGGTCGTATGTAGAGGAACCTTTACTAACAAACGTCAGGTTCTTCCCGTGTTCATTAATAAGCCTAAGAAGATCTGCCGACCTAAAGGACATAGCTGATCTCCCTCTTATTCATACTCAGGAGTTTCATACCCCGGAGGATTACGGAAACGGTCCCGGCGGAAGGAACCCTCAACACGATTGGTATTAGCCCGAACAGCATTGATATCCGAGATAGTCAAACCGCCAGCAGAGACACCAAGAACTGCACCTGTCGTCTTACCACGATACTCAAGGTCTTCAGCTAACTTGTAGTATTGTTCAGCAAGGTCAGAGTAATCGGCGGACAAAGCACCGTCTAGCTGAGTATTAACACGACGAGAGTATTGAGATGCAATAACCCTAGCGGTCCAACCAGCAGAGGAATAGACATTGTTATTGCTTTCAGCTAAAGCAAAGGTAATCTCTTCGTTCTGGACTTGTTGGTCGTTTGTGTCGGTATCCCCGATAAGAAGACGCACGGCATTGATACGACCCGCAGAGGTGCTAGTATCTAGGTTAGTGGGATCGTATGACCAAGCCAATGTATCACTCCTGTTCTTTTAGGATACCGTCACGGAACTCATAGAACTTATCTTCAATCCAGCGGTTGTGGCGAAGAAAGCTACGGACAAATGCCCGCTGTTTACCTTCGATCTTAGAGAACTTAACCTTCTTGGATGTATATTCCGATGCTGAATTAGATCGGGTCTTGACCTCAGCATTAAGGAGATTAACTAGGGTCTGTAGCTGGCTTGCCGTCATCTCATCGAGGCGGTCGCCGACCTTAGTCTCTTTCTCTAGTTCTTTGTTGTGATACAGGTATCCGCTGTTGTAGAGTTGTGCTACAGCAGAAGGCTTGATATCACGGTTTACCCAATCGAAGTGTTCACCTTTTGCCCAATCTTTATTATCAGCAGTAAGGGGGGCTTTAATAAACACGGGCCAGTCAATTTGCCAGCCCAAGTAGCGGGGATGTGCCATTTTATTCTCCTAGTCGGGGTTGGAGTCCCTGCTAACGAGCGTAGCGAGGGGGAGGGAGGGGATACCCTAATTAAAGGATACCCCCGAGATGAAAATTAAGGTTAAGCGATGACAGTGTTGAAGAACACGCCCAGATCAGCACCCACGACCTTCATGTCGTAAGCCATCTTAACCTGAATGTGTTCCGCAACCTGCTGACGCTTCAGTGCATCATCCGAGAACGATTCCACGGTAACGCCGAGGTTGTTCGCACCGGGGATGTTGTTCCAAGCGAAGGTCATACCAGCAGCCGGGGTCATCAGACCAGCCGAACGGGGAGTATGGACCAGCAGAGCCGCTTTACCACCGATAAAGGCGTTAGATTCGTATCCCAAACCTTCAGCAGCCGTGTTCTTGACAGCTTCCATGACGTAGAAGTTTTCTACTTCAAAGATCTCAGCCAACTTAGCATTGGTGATGAGAGCAGTGTTGGCCACAGTTGCACCACCGTTCAGGCGGTCCAAGATGTCCGGGTGGTTAATCAGGATGTCACGGACTTCCTTACCGACAACCATCGTATTCGGCTTGAAGCCGCCCGACTTAAGCTGCATGGTGCGACGAGCAGTGGTCACATCAAGGATCGGGGTTGCGTTGGTGTAATCCGACCACTGGGTAACTTCAGCAGAGGTGTCGTTGTCAGCGTTAGCAACACCAGTGTATTCGGTGCCCCAAATGCTGGTCGAGAAGAACGTAGAAGCAAATTGCTCTTCACGGTGGATCATCAGGCGCATGGCCAGAGTTTCAGCACCAGCAGAGCGGATGTTCAGCATCTCGTCTTCGTTTGCAAGCGTCTGCTCGTCGAAGTCCATGCCAAGGCCATACACGTCAGCAAAGTAGGACGAGTTGGAGATCGACATGCCGATGCGGTTGACTTCAGTGCGAGGGGCGAGCTTTTGCACGTCGCCAGCACGGTTCATGTTGTCGCGGTCGTAGATGTAATATTTATCCGACTGACGGGCGACACCAACGGTCGGGAACACTTTGTCCGCAATGAAGTTGGTTTGTTCTTGCACATATGCCAGCGTCAAGTTAGAGAGCGGCTGGTCGATATGCACCTGCGAGGGGGTCAAAAGAGGCATATTATTATTCCTTTCTATGCTCTAGATTAGGCCGGGACGACGTTGCCGCCTTGGATCAGCTCGATAGCGATGATTTGACCATCGACACCAGCTTCCAGAGCGTAACCCAGAACAACATCACCAGTTGCAGCAGTCAGTGCATCACCGTTTGCATCGGTCTGGACAGCAGCACCAGCAGCAATCGTGCCACCAGCTTCAACCATCACTTTGCCCGAGATAGCAACGGTCACAGCGGCACCAGCAGCGCCACCAACAAGGCAGACACCGATAGCGTTCTCACCAGCAGCATCTGCCAGATCGACTTGACCATCCGATTCCAGAGTAACGAACTTGAATTGTGCTGCCGAGAGGTCTTCGCCAGCGATAAAGGTGCGGGTATCCCGCGTTTGGATCACAGCCATAATTATTCTCCTTTATAGGACTTTGCGATCAGAGCTTTGCCTTCGTCGGTCTTGGCGACAGCAGCGTATGCAATAGCATATTGGCTCTTTTTCAGGTTGTTCTCGTCCATGTAGCTTTTAACGAGAGCGTCGATTTTATCAGAGGCAGGGGCGAAATCACCATCAACATCCGATTCACCAAATTCAGTCATGGTCCCTTCAAAGAGCCTGTCGGCAGCCATTAGAATAGCCATAACTTCGTCATCAAGGTCGAACTTAAGCAGGGCTTTAGCAGCCTTGACATCAAAGTGGGGGAGGGTTTCAGTGGCCCGCTTGGTCAATTCCACGTCAGCCTTCTCGATAGCTGCCGCTTCCAGTGCCTTTAGGACCGGGGCAGGGATGTCCGACTTAGCGACCATTTCCCCTTCGATTTCCATCATCTCGACTTCAGCTTTCTTTTCGACAGCTTCAGCTTTGATGACAAAACCATTGTCAATAAGTGCCTTACGCAGACGCTCATTCTCTTTCTTAAGCAGGTCCACTTCAGGGATTTCTTCTTCCTCTGCGGCCTTCTCTACAGCGGGAGCTTCAGCTTCCTCTGCTTCGGACTTCTTCATATCCATCTGATAAGCCTTCATGGCTTCCTCTTCAGACATACCCTTGTCGAGATAGGGCTTGAGTTTATCTTTCATGTCATCAGACATCTTAGTGGTATCTTCAGTCATTTCTTCTCCTGAAGTGTCGCGCTTAAAAAGAGAGACCATCGCTTGTGCATTGGCGGGCCGATCCACCAGAGACAGTTCCTCTAGTTCAAGCTGTTTAAGAAGGTTAGGCATCAGTAATCCTCCTTCACTGCCCGACCGCCAATACTAAATGCGGCCAACTCACCACTCTTAACCATGTTCCATACGTTGTCGTCGTAAACCTTGTAAGCTACGATCCAACCTTCACGATCAGAGTGAATACCCAGAGCATCTCCGATTTCTTTGGTAATAGGCATCGAATGAACGACAACACCGACTTGATCGCCAGTGTGCATTGCCTTACCAATACGGACATGTTCCATAAAATTGTTTAC